TTACAGTTTGGTTCTTGTTTCGGCCTTCCTGAGCTTCTCCGCGAGGCTATCCGACATCGCCGGCGACAGCGCGACGTAACGCTCGATCACCTCGGAGGCGTGCTTCAGCGACCACCCCATATGCGTGGCAATCTCTTTCAGGTCGGCGCCTGCCTCCAGGAGCCTGGTCGCGGCGGTGCCTCGCGCGTCGTAGAGCCGGAGCTCGCGTCGGAGCTTCAGCTGGTCACGCCATGAGCTGACCGCGTCGCCGAGGTAGTTCTCGTGCTGGTAGGGCTGCCCGCGCTTGTTAACGATCAGTCTCGCCTGGTCTGCAGGTGTCGCGTCGATCAACTCCGCCATGCGATCGGTCACAGGGATAGAGGCGAGCCGCTTTCGCTTTTGCGTCCAGATCACGATGCGCCGGCCGTGCGGCGTCCGATGCACGTGCTCACGAGACAGCTGCACCAGGTCGCCCGGCCGCAGCCCCGTCTCGAGTGCAATGGCAAGGATGCGTGCCACATGAGCAGGTGTGCCGCCCATGAAGGCGTCGACCTCGTCCGGCAGCCAGAATATCTCGGCCCGCTGCGCCTTGTAGACCGAGCGGATGTCTCGGAGGTGGTTCATGCGGATCATGTTGCGATCGATCGCGAAGCTCACGATGCGCTGAAGGTGGCGGATGCGATCATCGCCAACTTTGCCGCCTATGCCATCGCGCCACTGCAGAGCTTGGCTGCGGATCCTAGGATCATCGAAGACCGCTATCGGCGCGGAACCGAATTTTGCGTCTATGCCAGTTCGTGAGTGGTTAATGGACTTGCGCATGTCGGCCTGCGTCCTCGGTGCCAGCCTGGTGAAGTCGGAGCTGTCCATGAAGGCCAGGATCGCAGCGCGAAACTTGCCTTTGGCTGCTGCTCCTCGGGGCGTGCAATCAGACAGCGCCGCCAGGTAATCGGCCGAGCCGACCCTGACCCCGCTCGAGCTGTCCCAGAAGCGCGGCGCGCCCTTGCCTCGCCACGCGTAGTGATATTCCTGCACCCGGCCATCCGCGAGCTTCTTGCGGACGCGATGGATGCCCGTGAGATTAACTCGAGCCATCTAACCACTCGTCTATGTCCGTGCGCGGCGACTGCTGCGCGAGCGCCGGCAGTATGCGGATTGTGCCCTCTCGTGTCACCTCGATGATCGCGCCCGGGTCTATCTCGCGGGCGGCCTTCACGGCCCGGCGAACCTGTGCCTCGGTGAAGGTGACACGGCGCCCCATTAGCAAGCCTCCTGAAACTTCTCGGCCTCGTGGCCCCAGTTGGACCACCCTGCCCGCTTCTGCCGGCTGAAGACCTCGATGCGCCTGGCGTTCGGCATCAACTTTTCGGCCGCAACGAAGGCTTCTTCGGGCTTGCGGCTGTGCTCGCGGATCTGGCCCATGAGCACCGAGCGGACGCCCTTCGTGGTCTTCGGCGCGCCGCGGGTAGCGATCAGGAACGGCTCACCAGCCCCGCGAAGCAGGTAGCCGGTGCCCATGTTCAGCTTGCCGTTCCTGGTCGTTTTCACCCAGTGCCCGCCGGTCTTGTACTGGAAGCCCCACGCCTGGATTACGCGCAGCGCCTGCGGCAGCATCGTGTTCAGGCCCCAGAGCCACAGCAGGCAGTCCTGCGCCGCCAGCGCCGAGACCGGCAGCTTGCAGATCTCGTCGATCGACATGCAGGCGTACTTCGAATGCGGCGACTTCCCTTCGCCCTTCTCGGAGCGCATCTCATAGCTCCAGGGCGGGTCCGCCATGATCAGGTCAAAGCCGCCGAAGGGGCGCAGCGCGTGGAACTGGTGGAGCGCGGAGGTCATACCTGAGGCGCCCGTCGTCCAAGCCGACAAGCTCTCGGCTCATTACAACTTTTACGCGACGTCCATTTTGTGCATACAACGGGGTGAGCTATCAATGGCAACAAGACAGTTGATTCCACCTGCTTATGCAGTCGTGAGACACAAAGGACATGCAGATGGTTCTCTATGAAGTACAGCAAGTGGCAAAAGTCGTGGATAACCAACTTCATAAGGTGTTCCACATACGGACAGTTAATTGCTCCGGCGACGCAGGAACAATCAACCTGCCGGGGTTTAGGACTCGTCGGAGAGCGGAGAAGTGGCTTGAGGCCTATCTGTTCAGACGACCGCGATAGCATCACTGCACACACTCGCGGCCAGCCTGTATCGCAATGATAAAGAAGTCCCTCCTCATGGTGGCCTTCGGCTTCCCATCGGCCTCTGCCATGCGGTCGGCGGCGTCGATGACGAGCCAAGGCCGCCGGCTGCGCAGCACCTCAACCAACTCCTCCACAGCGGCACCGGTCGCCGCCACCGCGCCCAGCCAAGGCGTCAGCAGAGCGTCGGAATAGTTCGGGATGGCCCCGGCGTCGTACTTTCGCATCGCAGTTAGGCCGACGGTGACCGCTTTCTCCTGGTGGGCTTCAATCATGCGCCGGATGAGACCAATCGCGTAGATTTGGCCTGGCCTCTTGCTGGCTGTGTTCGCGTTACTGCCCATCAGGCGGCACCCAGCAGCTTCCACAGCTTCACGGCAGCGGACTGCCCAGTCCTCTCCTGCTAGAAGCGCCGCGCGGAAGATCTGGTGAGGAGACACCCGGATCTGGCGCGTGTTCACATCGATGAAGGCGGCGGCCTGCTCTTCCGGCGCAACCAGTGCCACCATTGCCGGCACGCGCTCGATGCCGCACAGCGCAGCTGCGTGGGCTCGGTGTTGGCCGTCTATGAGGGCATAGCGCCCGCCCTCGATCGGCGCGACCAGCACGGGGGAGAAGCGAGACCAGCGGAAGTCGGCGGCGATCTTCGAGATCGCCCGCTTGTTGCCCTCGGCCAGCAGTCGCTGGTATCGGTCGTCGATCACGAGGTCCTTGATCTCGATCCACATGAGCTGCGGCGCCGGCTGCGAGGCCAGCTGGGCTGGCTGCATGCCGGCCAGGTCGATCGCGCGATAGTCAGTCATCCTGCCTCCCTCAGCCGCTTCTCCGCAGCTTCGATCTCGCCGCGCCAAGTCAGGGGGCCGCTCATGCCGGCACCCCAAGAAACGACTTGGCATCCATCATAACTCTAAAGCCGACGCTGCTCGCAAACTCCGGCTTGATTGGCACGTCCAGTGCCGACGTTCGCAGTGCAAGGACCCACTTTTGGCCGCGCAGTGCGGCCGATAGGCTGCGGCTCGGCACGTCTAGCACCTGGGCCAGCTGCGCCATCGTCAGGTTGCCGTCGTGGGCCTGGCTGATCTGCCATGCGCGGAAGCGGAGAGCGGCCATACGCGGGTTCATGTGGTTTTTCCCGTTGATCAGGAAACTGAGGACAGATTGCGGACCTGGCGCAGCTCATCAGTACTCTCGGCCTTGTCGGCTGCGTCGATCAGGTCGTAAGCGAGTTCGCGCGCCTCGGCCGGCTCGAGGTCGGCCATGGCACGGATGGTGACTGGGCCGTCCGCGCGCACGATCTCGCCTAAGGCGATGCTAACGACACGGCATGCGCCGGTGCTGTCGAGAACCTCGATCGCCTCGACGGACAGCGAGTCACAGGTCAGCTGCGGGTTCACAGCTGAGCCCTGCCCTCGGCCAGAGGGGCCGCGCGGAACCGGCGCGGTGGCGTTTTCGGACGGACAATCCGCGGTGCTTCCGGCGTCATCGACCCGCTCAGCTGCTCGACCCGCTTTTCAAGCTGAGTCACACGGTGATGCAGCTCGAGGTTCTCGGCCATGAGCTTGCCAAGGAAGACACTGCCGAGGTCGAACAGCGTCACAGGAGCCACCATAGAGCGAAGAGCGCGCTGGCGGCACTGCTGATCACGCAGAGCATCATTATGCCCACAGGGTCGCCGCCGCGAGGTGGTGGTGGATACTTCTCGAGATTGTTCTGCAACGCTCGGTCAAAGTTGTCCCTGGCTCGCCTCGGAGCATCAGCGTCCCAGGCAAGCCGCAGATGGCCATTTCGCTCAATCATGCCGCACCGCCTTCCGGACCGGTCGGGCTGATTGTATTGGCGGCGCAGTGGCGCTGGCGCGGGGCGGACCCGCGGCTGCTCCGAACTACGTTGAGCATCATAATTCGGAACTGCGGAGAGGTTTTGGCAGCGAGTTCCGGATTTGTCAGGAAAGCGCGCGCCGCGGCGCGCATGGATTGAAGCTGAGCCTGGTCAAAGTGAGGCATGGCAGTCGTTCCTTCATGAGCAGGGAGTCCAGACGCCGGAGCAGCGCCCGGCGTGTTCAGCGCGCGCCTCCCGGGCACACCCATCATCAGCGGCACGCCGGTTTCCTCGGCGGCGCGGTTCAGCGCCTCGCGGGCGGCATCGCGCAGCGCGGCCTCGGGGTTGTAGAGCGTCGCGATAAAGCGCACGTCGGCGCCCGCCTTCCGGTAGCGGAAGCGAACGGCGAGCCGGTAGAGTGCGCCTTCCTCGAAAACCGGGATCGCCACCATGAAGAGGTTCGGCAGGCGCAGCGGAGCGCCGTCGGGGCCACGGTGCTCGTCCAGGAACTGGACATGCGTCTCGCCGGTGTCGCGATTGGTGCTGACCTGCAGGTGTCCGGTCTCGTGCACCTGAAACTCGCGCGACAGCTGCGCCAGCGCAGCGTACTGCCCAAAGCGGCCCTGCACCTTGGCGGCGACCTCAATCATCCGCTGTTCCCACGGCTCGGCGCCTTCGGTTGTGCTGTTCAGCAGCGCCGGCGTCGGGTCGAGGAAATCCTTGGCGTTCTCCTCGATGAACTCGCCGAACTCGTCTTTCATAAGAGCCTTGCCGCTGATCGCGGTCCAGCGCTTCCACTCGTCGGAGACCGGGAACGTGTATAGCGCCGTGTGCCGACCGTAGCTGGCGGTAGGATCACCCCTCTCGGCGGCAACTTTGGAAGCGCCTGCGCCGTGGTAGTCCGCGATAGCCGTCAGCTTCGGCGTCGGCTGCAGCTGGCCGAAGAGGACGGTGCTGTCACTCTTGAAGCGGTTAGTCCATGCGATCAGGCTGTCGAGGTCCTCCAGCGTCGCCTTGCCAGTCCGCTGCAACGGCTTCAGCGCCTCGATCACCTCGCGGTGCTGCCGGGTCAGGTCGTGCAAGACCAAATCCTTCGGCGCGATGATCAGCGTCGGGCTTTCCGGCTCTTCCGAGGTTGGGAAGCTGACATACCTGAAATCGCCGCGCGTCCGCATCTCGTCGATGATCGTCTCAGCGATGTTCTTCGGGGTTTCTTGGGTCACTGTCGGCTCTCCTTATTCGGCCGTGCGCAGCTCGCGGTGGCCGCCGACATCGCGGACCTCCATGCGGGACTGGGCGGGGTTCTGGGTGGTCAGGGCGCCGTCGCCGGTCATCCAGCCGACGGCTTTGCGCTTCGGCGGCTTGGGGCCGACGATCTTGTCCTCGATGACCATCTCGACGTGGCCGAAGTGGTCGGTCTTCATGTCGATGGTCAGGGTGATCCTGCCCTTGGCGGTGCCTCGGAAGTCTTGGGCGAACTGCCGCATCTCGACGTTGTTCGCTTCGATCCGCGACAGCAGGTCGGGCAGGTAGTCGCCGTTGTCGGCGAGGGACAGCAGCTGGTCGAGGCTGCGGAGCTCCGGTGGTCGTGACATGCTTCCAGTCCTTTCAAGATGGAAAAGGACGCGCAGCCGTCGGGGAGGAGGAGATCGGCTGCGGGCCAGTGGACGGCCGCGCGGGACAGTAGCCGCACGGTCGTGCTGGTGGCAAAGCGCCTACCAATTCAGGGCCGAGCGCAGCACAGTGCCACCGGCGGCAATCACCTGTGCGACAAGCGTCGGCGCGCTCAGGAAGAAGATTACTGCACAGACGGCTCGGGCAGCGCGCAGCATTATTGTCTGAAACAGCGAGTTCGTCATGCGGGACCCTCCTGCGGTTCAGCAGAACGTCCGCATTATGCAGACAGAAGTCAACAGCAAAATGCAGACAAGGGAGGGGATATGCAGACAAACCCTCCGGCTCTTGCCGAATCAACCGCCCAGCAGGAACTGCGACCGCGCTGGCGCAATAATAACGACAGTATTGCTCCGCAGGGTTGCGGCATCGGCGCCTGTTCGCCTAATGTTCCTGTGGCGAGGCGGTTGCGCGAAAGGAATTCAAGTGACGGGAGACGAGTTCAGCCGCCGGGCGTGCCAACTCAGCGAGAAGAGTCGCGCTCTTCTTCTTGAGGCCGCAGAGCTGCTTGTTCGGCTGCCTCAAGCTCCTCCAGCAGCTCGCGCAGCATTCTCTGGCGGCGCGGAGAAAGCTCAGAGTACCGGGCAGATAGGCGCAACTCGTCAGCCGGCGGCACATCCTCGACGGGACCAGAAAGGGCCATAACATCTTCCCGTGGCACGCCTCGAGCCGCAAGAACCCGCGCAACGCTACTAGCTAGATCGGCGGGCAAATACGGCTTCTTGTAGCGAGCCTCGTAGTGCTCGTACTTCCCCTTTTCCATGCCGATCTCGAATGCCATTTCGCGGATGGACACTCCTGCAGCCTGACGGAGCTCTCTGAGGCGACGTGCGGTAGGACTGATGGTCATAATCTTTTAGTCGCACAGTAAGTGTCCGCACGTCTGTCCGCAAAATGCAGTTGACGATCGTCTGCAAAATGCGGAAGTTTGTCCGCATGTCCTATGTCGCGCACATTGTTCAGATCTTCGGTGGCGTTCGTCCAATGGCTCGGGCCCTTGGTCGGCCGGTGTCGACGGTCCAGAGTTGGAAGGATCGACAGTCTATTCCGGATGATCACAAGCCAGAGGTGCTGCGGATAGCGCATTCGTTGGGTTACCCGATCGTCCGTGAGGACTTCTTCCCGACTACTGAAAGCTCAGAGGACGCCGCATGACCCAACATGCCGCGTCCTCTCTCCGTTGCTCAAATGGTCACTCGTCACGGGACCAATATGGAGCGCTGTCCGTGAAAAATCCTGCACATTCCACCGACCCTTGCGCGAGCCGGCGCTGGTTCAGTGACTTGTTGTGGCGAGCGTTCCCGTCCCGCTCGGAACGCGAGCTCTCTGAAAAGGCCTCGGCTGTTCTCGATGTCAGCCCTCGACAGGTCATCAACTGGCTGCGCGAGGAACACGACCCGAAGCTGCGCTACGTCATGGCGGTCATCGCCCTGGCCGGCGCCGAGATCGTCTTCAGCCGTATCGAGGGCCACGAATGACCCGACTTATGAACCACGTCCTGGGGCGATTTTACGAGGCGCGCGCCCGGCGCGCCCTCGGCCGCTACCACCGCCTTATATCGATCTCGGAAAAATTCTTCCGGCGGGTGCCGCGTCATGAGCGCGAAGGTGTGCATGGAAGGGATGAGGAGTGAGCGCGGTTGCCTCGCCAGCACCGGAAGCAAAGCCCTTCCGGCATGGCACCCCGGGTGGATACAGCCGCCACAAGTGCCGCTGCGATGCCTGCCGTGCGGCAGAGATCGACCGCCAGCGCAACTGTCGAGCCCGGTTGCGAGCGGGGCTGGTCAAGCACCGCAGCGGCGGCAAGAATTGCGTGCCCGTCCGCATCCGGGGCGTTGTCTACCCTTCGATTTCGGCAGCCGCTGCAGCGCTCGGAACCTCGGCGGCCAACATTAGCGCCCAGCTGGCACGCTTCGGCGATGCCGAGCGGGCAGGCACCGGGATCAGGGGCGCTCGGCGTCCCGGTAAGCCGGGCAACGCCAAGCAATGCCGCATCCACAGTAGGCTTTACCCGTCTTTGCACGCCGTGGCCAAAGACCTCGGTGTCAGCTACACCTACCTGTCGAAGCAGGCGAGCGCCGGGTTCACGCCTGAATATTCGCAGTACCTTCTGGCGCGGATGATGCGCAAGGACGCGGACCGGGTGGCAGCATGATGGCGGTTCACCTGGCGGCAATCGACGAACTCGACGAATACCCCCTCACCAGCGACGACCGGCTCGACAGCCACTACTTCATGGCTTGGGAGCGGCGGCGCTGGCTCAACTGCGACATGCGTCTGAAGGGCACGGCCGAGTGCCGGGCCTACTACTTCGACCTGATCAACATCAGCTACGACCAATCGCCGATCGGCACGCTGCCGACTGACATGTCCGTGCTGGCGAAGATGCTGTTCGTCGACCGCGACCACTTCGAGCAGCTCTGCCGGCTGGAGTTCGGCCCGCTGCACAAGTGGCGACGGGTCAGCTGCGGCGGCGAGATCCGCCTCATGCACCCGATGATCCTGCGCACTCTTACAGAGGCGATCTCGCGCAAGGAGGATCACCGCGCGCGCAGCGAGGCGGCCAGTGCCAGCAAGCGCCTGCTGCGGCTGCGTACGTCGCTTTCGGGCTACCAGAAGGAACTGGCCGAGAACGATGCAGCCGTGCGCTGGATCGACGAGTGGCTGGTCAAGGAAGGCTGCGAGTACCGCACCTCCTCGTGGATCGAGAAGGGTATCGCCCGTTGGTCCGACCACATGCTGGACTTGACGATGACGCGCGGGCGAACGCGCGCCTGACCCTTTTCAAACTGTCCCAACATTGTCCGCAAGACAGTCTGAGACAGTCCTAAGACACTTCAAGACTGTCGCGCTCCATAGAGACAGGGACAAAGAAAATGACAAAGACAACGCCAGTCTCGCGACAGTCCCGCAGCGGCGCTTGTGGACAAGTCGGTAGGGCTGAGAAAGGGGAAGGTCGAGATGTCTGGCGTGAACGCGGAAATGAGGGCTCGAGTGGACATGCTGCTGATGCAGCCTTTGGCTGGGCTGGGGCGCAAGCGCGGGGTCAGCGCGGAGGCGCATGACAAGGCGATGTCGCGGCTACGCGACTGGCTCAGCTACATGTCCGACGACAACCTGCGGGCCATGGTAGATCTGATTGCGCGGCACGCGGGCAAAGGCGTCTGGCCCGAGGAAGGGCTGATCCGCTCCTGGGCAATGACCATCCAATGCCCGCCCCCGCGCGACAGCGCCTATGCCCAGAGCCTGATCCGATCGGCCATGGGGCGGCAGGCGATGGCCGAAAACTGGGCCGTCGAGCTGTTCCAGGTGGCGAAGAGGCTCGGCCCGCCGCCGGGCAAGTACATCATCTCGCGCCTGAAGCTGGAGGCGGAAGAGAACCGCCACAAGCGCGGGGTGATCCGAGAGAACATCGAAGTTGGACGCGCGACGCCTGCCGAAAGGGCTTGGCTGGCGGCATGGCATGAAGACCTGGCCGAGATCGAGGCGATTCAGGCCGCAGTGACGGAAGAAGGAACGGCAGCATGATGGGAACCTACCTCCAGCGCTTGGCGGTCGCGGCGGATGGCGGCTCGGAGGATCGGCTGGCGCTGGAGGCGGCACGGCTGCGAGACATCATGCGGCGCGCCATGCCTGCCGAAGGCTGTGGCCCCGGCATCCCGGCTGCGCCGGCGCGCGGGCCGACGCGGGCGGTGACCCCGAACGTCGTCATGCCGGATGCCAGCACAAAGAGCGGCTACAAGGTCGAGGCCACCGGCTGGCGCGGGTTCAAGGCGGCGCGCGCCATCGACATCTTCGATGATCTTGAACGGCGAGAACTGGCGCGAGCACAGAAGGAGAAGCGCGAGCCTGCCCTGCCCTTTTCAAGGGAACAGGTGGATATCGCCCGGCGCTACCGCGATTTGGTCGAGATGCACACAGCAGGCGGCATGAAGTGCGCCAGCATCGAAACCCGCACCGATGGTGTTGGCGGCGGCAGCGGCGAGTTTATCGACGCCTATCTGTGGGTCGGGTTACAGATTAAGAACCTGCAGCAGCGGATCGGCAGTGGCGCCGCGATGGTCGTGCGGCGGGTAAGGCCGTCGAAGCGCGGCAAGCCGACAGCGTCGGTAATTCTTGATCGGCAGCTGGTAGATGCTGTTTGCCTTCACGGGAAAAGCTTCAGGGACGTCCTGAAGGCTCACGGGTGGTCCGACGACGGCAAGAACACCGCGGCTCTCCTCGCGGCGCTCACGGCTTCTCTGAGCAGAATGGCGAACCGAGGAAGAAAACTTCCTTGACGCTTATCCCGCAGGAGGGCATAGATTTAGATATTATCCAGACGTGCGCCCGCAAGGATCATTCCTCGCGGGCACTTGTCTTTAGGAGCGGCGCAGCGGGGCATTTAAGCCAGGCGCATTCTTCACTGGCGGGAAAGCTTGCAGACGGTCAATCAAGTCGCGGTACTGGCTGTTATGTCCATAGGCGCTGATTGCCGTCATGATGAGCTGCCAGTCTGCTGTGGTCAGGGGAAGTCGGGAACCTGGAACTTGTTGAGCAGTAAACACGAAACACCTTCTGGTTACTCTTTACCCGTCCAATCTACTCTCAGGTTGTCACATCTTGAAGTTGCCCTTTTGCACAGGGCATTCGCGTTGGTCCGCAACCGCCACAGCTGAGACATCATCGATCCGGAGGCATCGCTATGCTCAGAGTCGCGACGGACGATGCCGAGCTGCAGCGCAACCTGAAGCAGCTGATCGACAAGGACGCCCGCCGCGCCGCCAGCTGGGCGCTGAACGATACTGCCGACGACGTGCTGAAGCATGTGCAGGACCGGATGGACCGGGTGTTCGACCGGCCCACCCGCTTCACAAACAACGCCTTCATGGTCTGGCGCGCTAAGCCCAACAGCCTTGAGGCCGAAGTCATGGAGCGCGCGACGGTCGGACGGCGTCACTTCCTGAAGGTCCAGGAGCTCGGCGGCGCCCGCGCCCAGACCGGGCTCGAGCGGCTGATGGCCTCGCAGCTCGGCGCTGGCGGGATGATCATGCAGGCCGCGGTCCCGGCCGAGGGCGCAAAGCTGGACGCCTACGGCAACTGGGCCAATGCCGAGCGGCGGCAAGCGATCGCCGCCGTGTCCGGTCCCGCGGCCACCGCGCCGGCGGCCGGCGCAAAAACCCGCCGCCGCGCTGGCTTCTTTGTTTCCAAGCCCGGCTCCGCGCTTTCGCCGGGGATCTGGAAGCGGGCGCCGGATGGCTCGATCAGCAAGGTGCTGCACTTCACCGCCGGCGCGCCGGTCTATGGCCCGCGCCTCGGCTTCATGGACGGTGCCTCGGAGGTTTATGCCGATCGCCTGCCCGCGCATCTGGCGCGCACGATCGAGAAGATGATCGAGCGCGTTGCGGCAAAATCCAGATAGCCACGGGTCCTTCCCGGGGCCTTTTCGCACGCGGGTAATTCGCACCGCGTTACATCCCATTCAGCAGTTTCTGCTCGGGGTTGCTGTTTGGGTTGTTGTTGTTTTCGAAAGGCTTGTCCCTCATGACTTCCATCACGCTTGCCGATGGGAGCGTGCTGGAGGTCTCGCGCTATCCGCTTCCGGAGGGCGTCGAGGATGACGGCACGCCCCTCAACCGCACGCAGCTGGCCCGCGCCTTCGGCGTCTCGGAGAACACGGTCGGCAAATGGGCCGGCCAAGGTATGCCGGCGCTCTCGGCCGGGCAGAACGGCGTCGCCTACGAGTTTAGCCTTGCGCAGTGCTGGGCTTGGAAGCAGGATCGGGACGCGCGGCTGCGCTCAGCCAAGCAGCGGGGCGATCAGCTGGCCGCTCAAGCGGCACTGGCCTTCCGCAACCTCGACGAGGACCAGGCCGAGGAAGAGGGCGAGCTGACCGCCGCCGACCTGCGGCAGTGGTCGGAGGCCGAATATCACCGAAATCGAGTTGCCGAGCAACGGGGCGACCTAGTGCGCGTTGACCGGATGCGGACGCTGATCGAGGACGTGTTCGTCACCTTCGGGGCCGAAATGGACACGCTGCCGGACTTCGCCGAGATGGAGTTTGGCCTTTCGCCCGCGCAGGTGGCCAAGATGCAGGAGCGCTGCGACCAGATGCGCGAGGAGGTCCGCCGGCAGATCGAGGCGGTCCTCGGCCGCAGCAGCGTCGTGCGCCTTGCCCGGCAAGGCGAGATGGACCTCGGCTGATGGTCGAGATGCTGGACCGCCCGGCCGGGATACTCACTCGCATCCCGCCGCTGCCCCCGTTCGTCACGCCCGAGGAACTGGTCGCCGACGCGTTGCCGCTCCTCGATCCGCCGAGCCGGATCTCGGTCACCGACGCCGCTGAGCGGGCGCTGCGCGTACCGGTGGCCGGCAAATGGTCGGCCTATGACCGAGGCATCGCGCCCTACACAGCCGAGCCGCAGGACATCTCGCAGTCGCGCCGCTTCAAGGGCGTCGTCTTCGTCGGCCCGTCGCAGAGCGGCAAGAGCCAGATGCTCCTCTCTATCTCGGCGCACGCGATCACCTGCGCGCCCGGCCCGGTGCAGCTGATCCACATGACGAAGACGGATGCGGATGCCTGGGTTGAGGAGAAGCTGAACCCGGCGATCGAAAACAGCCCGTTACTGTGGGAGCGGCTCGGCAAGGCGCGCGACGACAGCACGTTCAGCCGCAAGCGATTCAAGGGCATGCGGCTGGCGATCGGCTATCCGGTGGCGAACCAGCTGTCTTCGCGCTCGCAGCGCCTGGTGCTGCTGACCGACTATGACCACATGCCGCAGCGGCTCGGCCCAAAAGACTCGCCGGAAGCCTCGCCCTGGAGCATGGCGCTGGTGCGGGTCCGGACCTTTCTGAGCCGGGGCTGCGTCGTTGCGGAAAGCACGCCGGCCTTCCCGGTAGATGAGGATCAGTTTCAGCCGCCGAGCTCGCTCGAGCCGCATCTGTTGCCGGCGGCAACGGCCGGGATCGTGAACCTCTACAACGCCGGCACCCGCGGGCGCTGGTATTGGGAATGCCCCGATTGCAGCGAGCTGTTCGAGCCGACCTATGCGCGACTCGACTACAACCGCGATCTCGATCCGGGCGAGGCCGGCGAGGCAGCCGTGATGGTCTGTCCGCACTGCGGCTGCTGCGAGATCGAGCATCGCCACAAGGCCGAGCTGAACCGCCGGGCGATGGCCCATCACGGCGGCTGGTTGCATGAGGGGCGCGTGGTCGATCCCGCGACCGGCGCGCGCCGCCTGGTCCGGATCGAGGACGGGGAGCTGCGGCACACGTCCATCGCCAGCTATGCGCTGAACGGCGCGGCTGCGGCCTTTTCGTCTTGGGCTGGCCTGGTCGAGCGTTACGAGGCCGCCCGCCGGGTGATGGAGGCGACGGGCGATGATCTCGATTTCGTTGGGGTCCACTACACCGAGATCGGCCTGCCCTATCGCAAGGCCAAGGACGAGGACGAGGACGCGCTGACGGTCGAGGCGCTGCGCATGCAGGCGATGCCGATCGCCAAGGGGATCGCGCCGGCCTGGGCGCGGTTCATCACGATCAGCGTCGATGTGCAGGGCAACCGCTTCGAGGTGATGGTAATGGCCTGGGGCCCGGAAGGCGAGCGGGTGGCGCTCGACCGCTACGCCATTCACCAGCCGCCGGACGATGCGCCCAAGGCCAAGGGCGACGACGGCAAGTATCGCGCGGTGGATCCGGGCCGCTATGCCGAGGATGCCGGCGTGCTCGCCGAGCTGGCCGAGAAGGTCTTTCCGGTCGAGGGCGAGGCCTATGGGCTAAAGCCGGTGGCCGTGGTCATCGACTTCGGCGGGCCGCCGGGCTGGGCCGACAATGCCGAGAAGTTCTGGCGCGGGCAGGCTCGCGCCGGCCTCGGCGGGCGGTTCTATCTGTCAGTCGGCCGCGGCGGGCTCAAGCAGCGGGACCGGGTCTGGCATGAGGCGCCCGAGCGGGCGTCTGGCGGCAAGAAGGCGCGCGGCATCAAGCTGCTGAACATGGCGGTCGATCGGCTGAAGGACAGCGTCGCGGCGGCCCTTGGCCGCACCAACACGCCGATCGGCGCCCAGCACATTCCGGCCTGGATGGAGGCCGAGCATGTGGCCGAGCACCTGGCCGAGCAACGCACGGAGAAGGGCTGGGAGCTGCGCAAGGGGCAGAGCCGCAACGAGAGCTTTGACCATTCCGTCCAGGGCCTCGCTGTCGCCGAGCATCTTGGGCTGAACCGGGTGAATTGGGAGGCGCCGCCGGCCTGGTGCATGTCCGGCCTCGGCAACCCTCTGGCCGTGCCGCTGGAGCGGCCCGGCGATCCTGACAGCGCCCGCGAGCCGGCGCCTGCACAACCTGCGCCCCGGCGCATCGGCTATCTGAGGAGATGACATGGCGTTCACGCATGCTGATGCCGCGGCCCTACGCGCGGCGATCGCCAAGGGGGCATCCTCACTCGAGCTGAACGGCGAGAAGGTGTCCTATCGCTCGCTGAAGGAAATGCGCGAAACCCTGGCGATGATCGAGGCCGAGCTGTCCGCTACCCCCGCCGGTCTGTCCCGGGTGTCCTATCCCCGCACGACGCGGGGGCTGTGATGAACTTCATCGACCGCACCATCGGCTTCTTCGCGCCCGAGGCGGGGCTGCGGCGAGCCACGGCCCGGGCGCAGACCGCCGTCGTGATGAACTACGACGCCGCCTCGCGAGGGCGTCGCACCTATGGCTGGAAGGCGCCGGCGACATCGGCCGATGCCGCGGCCTTCGGCTCGCGCGAGCGGCTGCGGAACCTCTCGCGCGACATGGTCCGCAACCGCGCCTATGCTGCCCGTGCCCGCGATGTGATCGTCGTCAACGTCGTCGGCGAAGGCATCATGCCCTCGGTGCGCGCCGCCAGTGACAACGTGAAGGCGACCGTCAAGGATCTGGTTGAGCGCCACCTGCTCAGCGTCCGCCTGGATGCCGGCGAGGAATACGATCTTCTGGAAATGCAGCAGATCTGCATGTCCACGATCTTCACCGATGGCGAGGTCCTGATCCGCCGCCGCATGCGCACCGGCGGTTATGGCCGGCACCTGGCGCTGCCCTATCAGATCGAGCTGGTCGAGGTCGATTGCCTCGACACCACGGTCCAGAGCTGGGGCGAGAACCTGGTGGTCGAGGGCGTGGAATACGGGCCGACCGGCGCGATCGAGGCCTATCACCTTTTCAACGAGCATCCGGGCGCCGTGCGCCACCGCAAACCGCTGGAATCCACCCGGGTGCACTGGAGCGACATCATCCATCTGCGCCGCTTCGACAGGCCCGGCCAGCTGCGCGGCGTGCCTTGGCTCGCGCCGGTGATGATGACCCTCGGCGAGCTCAGCGACTACCAGGAGGCGCAGATCCTCAAGCAGCGGATCTCGGCGTTGATGGCGATCGTGCTCAAATACACCGGGGGCACGCCACGGGCGGCGCAGGCCGGTGCCGGGCTCGAGGACCTGGCGCCCGGGGCGGTGGTCGAGCTGCCCGAGGGCGCCGAGCCGACCGTCGTGCAGCCGCCGACCGTGGACGGCTATGATGAGTTCATGGCTCGGGGCTTGCGCACGATCGCGGCGGGGCTCGGGATCACCTATGAGGCGCTCACGGCCGATCTGCGCGGGGTCAACTTTTCCTCGGGCCGGATGGGCCGCATGGAAATGGACCGCCTGGTCCGCATGTGGCAGCGCGGCATGCTGATCATGCAGATGGGCGAGGGCATCGAGCGCTGGTTCCGGGAGGGCCTCGCGCTCGCCGGTCACCGCGGCCTGGAGTTCACCCTCGACTGGACGCCGCCGCGCCGGATCCTGGTCGATCCCACCAAGGAAATCCCGGCGATGATCGAGGAGATCGATGCCGGGCTGAACAGCCGCCAGGGCGTGCAGCGCGAGCTCGGCCGCGACCCCGACCGCATCCGCGAGGAGCGCGAGCAGGACGCGGAGGCGGATGGCCAGCTGAAATTCGCCAAGCCCCCCGCGCCATCAAAGCCATCAGCCGACGCCGCCCCGGCCGCCTCAGAAAAGGATAATTCCTGATGTCTCGCAGTCTGATCTTCAACAACGAGCTGATCCTCAGCGGCGACGTGGTCGATGACAGCCAGATCGGCTGGATGTGGGAGGAGGATGTCTTCTTCGCACCGTCCATGGTGCGCGAGGCGCTGGCGCAGCTCGGCGATGGCCATCTCACGGTGCGCCTTAACTCGCATGGCGGGCACGTCTATGCCGGGGAGCAGATCCGCGCCATGCTCGCCGCCCATCCCGGCGGCTGCCGGATCGTCGTCGAGGGCATCGCCGCCTCGGCGGCCTCGCTGATCCTGATGGCCGGCGCCGCGCGGGTGATGTCGGCTGGCTCGCATATCATGATCCACGATCCGTCGGGGATCACCTTCGGCGATGCCGCCACGCACCGGCAGCAGGCCGACCAGCTGGATATGATCGCCTCGACCTATGCCGCGGTCTACGCGGCCGCTTCCGGCAAGACGGCCGAGGAGATGCGCAACCTGATGCGCGCGAACGGCCAATCTGGCAGCTGGTTCGGCCCGGCCGCCGCCGTCGCCGAGGGCTTTGCCGACGAGGTCGAGGAAAACGCCAAGCCCATTACCCCGATCGCCGTGCCCGCCGAGATGAAGGGCGCGCAGCAGCACTACATGTCGGCCACCGCCCGCCTCCGGCAGCGGCTGGACGGCTCCCGTAACCCGGACCGGGCCGCGCCGCCCGCGCCGGCCCCTGCCGCCGCCGGCGGTCAACCTTCCATGGAGGGCAGCATGCCTCAGGATCCCAAGAACCAGACCCCGGCGGCCAGCCCCGCCACCCCCGCAGCCCCGGCGAGCCCGTCGGCGCCAGCCCCCACCATGCAGGCCAACCCGGCCGACATCATCGCCCAGGAGCGCGCCCGTGTCCGCGAGATCCGCGAGATGGCCGCCCCCCATGTCACCTCGGGCCGCCTGATGCAGGCCGATGTCGACGCGCTGGTCGATGAGGGGGTTTCGGCCGATGTCGCCGGCCGGCGCTTCATGGCGACCATGGCCGCCCAGGAGCCGGTCGGGCGCAGCACCAATCCCGCCGGCGGCCCGCGCAGCAGCATCCAGCGCGACGAGAGCGAGACCCGCGTCAACGCGATGATCGGCGCGCTGATGGGCGAGACCGAGGGCGCCGCCGCGCAGTATCGCGGCATGCGCGTGCGTCACCTGGCGATGGAGCTCGGCGGCAACGGGCGCGGCTACAGCGATCCGGACACCATCCGCCGCGGCATGCGCGCCACCACCATGATGGGTGGCGCCTATGGCGTGAGCGACTTTGCCTTCATCACCACCGAGGTGATGAACCGCTCGCTTCAAGAGGCCTATCGCCGCCGCAATGCCAGCTGGCAGCTGGTCACCGGCGCGCCGCTCACCGCCACCGACTTCCGCGAGCTGCATTCCGTCCGCTTCGGCGGCGATTTCAGCCTGAAGCCGGTGAAGGAGAACGGCGAGTATCAATCGGCCGTGCTCGCCGACGAGGCCGAGGGCCTGAAGGTCGAGCGCCGCGGCCGCACCATCAACCTCACCTTTGAGGCGGTGGTGAACGACGACATGGGCGCCTTCCAGCGCATCCCGACCGAGTTCGCCATGGCGGCCCGGACGATGGAGGCCTCGATGGTCTGGTCGCTGATCCGCTCGAACGCGCGCCTGAAGTCGGACGGCCTGCCGCTGTTCCACGCCGACCATGGCAATCTGGGCACCGGCGGCGGCGCGGCCGGCACGATCGGCATTGCCGCTGTGGGCGCGGCCCGCAAGGCCATGTGGGGGCAGCGCGCCTATGGCTCGCGCGATCGCGACGACTTCCTGCAGATCGAGCCGGACCGGCTGATCGTGCCGCCGGCGCTCGAGCTGCTGGCGTTGCAGTTCGCCACCACCATCACGCCGGGCACCGACGCGAACGTGAACCCCTACAAGTCGACGCTGACGCCGGCGGTCATCCCGAACCTCGGCGCTGAGGCCGGCGGCTCGGATACCGCGTGGTATCTCTTCTCCAGCGACCTGCCGCCGATCGCGCATGCCTATCTCGAGGGTTACGCCGCACCGACCGTGCAGACGATCGAGGGCATGAACCCTGACCTGGTCAAGATGGACGCGCGCCACATCTTCGGCGCGGCGGTGGTGGACTACCGCGGGGCCTACAAGGTCAACGGCGCGTAAGGCGGCGACATCATCTGATGTGCGGGGCGGCTGGTGGCCGCCCTGCGCCATTCTGCAACCGTGATGAAACCGTGAAAGGATCACGAGATGAAAAACTACGTGCAGCCGGGTGAGCATCTCACCCTGACCATGGCGGCCGCCGTCGTCTCGGGCCAGCTGGTCCGGGTTGGCTCGATCGTCGGTGTGGCGCAAGGAAACGCGGCCGAGGGCGAGGATGTCGTCCTGGTTCGCCGCGGCGTATTTGATCTGCCGAAGACGGCGGCTCAGGCCTGGACGGCCGGCGCCAAGGTCTATCTGACGACCGAGGGCGATCTCACCACCACCGCCTCCGGAAACACGCTGATCGGCGTAGCGGTTGAAGCGGCGGCCAACCCCTCGGCGATCGGGCGCGTGCTGCTCGACGGCGCGATCCGCTGATGACCAGGATCTTCGACGGGCTCGCCGGGACGCTTGCGGGCGTCTTAGGCGAGCCCGTCGAGTATGCGCCGCGCGTGGGGCTGATCCGGGAGATCCAGTCGATCTTCCGCGAGAGCCCGATCGAGGTGACCGGCGCGGACGGCCAGGCGGTGCTGATCGAGGCGCCGACCTGGCGGGTCTCGGGCAGCCTCGCGCCTGAACTGGCGCGGGGCGATCTGATCCGGGTGCCGGACGGCCGGCGCTTCAGCGTGACCACGGTTCACAAGAGCGGCTCGCCCGCGGCGGATGCTTTCGTCATCGCCGAGCTGCACCTTTTGGAAGGCTGAAACCTTGCCCCATTATCGCAGCACCTACCGCGCCGTCGTGCGCGCCGCACTCGCCGCGACTCCCGCCCTTGCCGGCATCACGGTTTTGCGGGTCTGGCCGGGTTCGATCGACGCGGCCGCGTTGCCGATCCTCGGCGTTCTGACCCCGCAGGAGCCGAGCGTCCTCGACAGCCAGAATAGCTCTGAGCGGCGCACGCTCTTGCAAGTCGCGCTGCGCCGGGAGGGCGGCGAGGATATCGAGGACCGGCTCGACGAGGACAGTGCCGTGATCGAGGCGCTGGTGCTCGCCGCCCTGCGCTCGCCGGAGATCGGGGTTGCCCTCGAGGAGACCACCATCGTCAGCCACAGCCAGTCCCGCGCCTATGTCGGCACGCTGGTCATGAGCTTCCGCGTGCTGTCCTGGCAGCCCGCATCCATTTTTTCCTGACGCACCCAGCACGGAGTGATCCCACATGACTGGCAGAATTGGCTATGGCTCGACCGTCCGCATCGGGCGGCTCGGCACGAACGGCGCCCCGGCGTTCATCAAGCTCGACCTGGTCGGCGACCTTGAGGCCCCCGACGAGCAGGTCGACGAGGTGGAAACGACGCACATGGAGTCGCCGGGGCGCCGCAAGCAGTTCATCGCCGGCCTGATCGACAGCGGCGAGCTGACCGTACCGATGAACTACGTTCCGCGCTCGGCGACGCATGCCCTGCTGACCGAGATCAAGGCGACCGGCGAGGAGGTGCTGATCGAGCTGACGCTCGGTGTGGATGGCGAGCCGGAAACCTTCACCGGCTTTGCCAAGGGCTACCGCCGCACCGCGCCCATCGCCGGCAAGATGACCGCCGAGGCCGTCTTCCGCCTGAACTCGCAGGTTGAGAGCGAAGGGGCCGGCGAATGAACGCGATCACGGGCGAGGTCGTCGTCACCGCCCGCGGCGAGACCTATCGTCTTTGCCTTGGCATGATCGGACTGGCGCAGCTGCAGAAGGAATACGGGCAGCATCTTGGCCCGATCACCGATCTCGATCTGAAGGAGGGCGAGCTGCCCGATTTCAGCGTGATGGTCCGGGTCGTCGATCTTGCGCTCGACCGCTACCATCCAGAGCACGACAAATGGGTTGCCGATGACATTCTGCGCGAGGATCTGTCGACCTTCCTCCGGCTGGTCGAGGGCGCGTTCCCTGAGCCGGATCCCGAGGTTGTCGCGGCGGTGGAGGCGCGCACGAAGGCAGCCGAAAAAGGCCGGAAGTCCGCCAAAAAAAAGCCGCCGGCGAGGCGCTGAACCTCGCCGGGCTTTACACTGATTGGTTGGCGCTCGATCTCTGTCCGGAGCGGTTCTGGCTGATCACGCCCCGTCTCCTGCTGACGGAAATGAAGGCGGCGGTGCTGCGGCGCAACCAGCAGAACGACGTGATCCTGACCGCCGGCTGGCTCGCGGCCAAGCTGCAGCGGGTCAAGAAGGTGCCGGATCTGGACCAGGTGCTCGGCAAGTCCGAACGCCGGCCCCGGGATCTAGGCTTCTATCTCGACGAGCTGAAGGTCGTGCTGCCCACCACCACGATCAACGAATGGGCGGCCCGGGTCAGGGCCGGCCGGCAGGACTGGGACGCCCGCAAGCGGGCCTCCGCACACGCAATCTGACGGAGGCAGGGCCATGGCAGGATCCGGACTGGTCGGCCGCATGCGCGTCGCGCTCGGGCTCGATGACGCGCAGTTCAAGAAAGGCCTGAACGACAACGCCGGCAAGATGCGCCAATTCGGCAAGCGCCTGGCGGTGGTCGGCGCCGGTCTCTCGGCCGCCGGCGCTGGCATCGCCGCCGGGCTTCGCGCGCAGCTGAGCGCGGCCGATGACATGGGAAAGCTGGCGCAGAAGATCGGTATCCCGGTGGATGACCTGTCGCGCCTGCAGCACGCCGCCGACATGTCGGGCGTGTCCATGGGCTCGCTGCAGGGCGCTGTCGCGCGCCTGTCGCGGGCAATGGCCGACAAGCCGGACAAGTTCAAAAAGATTGGTGTGGCCGTGCGGGGCGCGGACGGGCAGCTGCGGCGCACGACCGACGTCATGGCTGATGTCGCCCAGGTTCTTTCCGAGATGCCGGACGGGGCCCAGAAGACCGCGCTCGCCATGGAGTTCCTCGGCAAGTCCGGCGCCGATCTCATCCCCATGCTGAATGGGGGGCGGGACGCGCTGCGCGCGATGATGGACGAGGCGGATGAGCTTGGCATCGTCATCACGCCGGAAATGGCCAAGAACGCCGAGCAGTTCAACGACAACCTCTCGCGCCTGCAAAAGCAGATGCATGGCATCTGGGTGATGGTGACGGCGAACCTGGCACCCTCGCTCAACCGGCTCTCGGCCTTCGTGGTCGATGTCGCCTCGCGCTTTCGGGGCATGTCGCCCGCGATGCAGTCTTTCCTGTCAACGCTGGCGGCTTCCATCATGGTGCTGGGCCCGGTCCTGTCCGGCCTCGGGCTGATGATCATGACGGCGGGGCCTTTTGTTGCCGCGATGATGAAGGCCGCGGCCGGGGTCAAGGCGCTGAGCGTTGCCTTGGTCGCCAACCCGATCGGCGCTGCCGTGGCGGTGATCGCGGGAGCGGCCTACCTGATCTACGACAATTGGGAGGATGTCGGGCCATGGTTCGGGCGCCTCTGGGACGGGATCCGGTCCACGTTCGACGGGTTTGTGTCCTTCTTCCGCGGGGTCTTCACTGGCGACGTGACCGGCGCCTTTGACGGGCTCAAGGCGATCGGGGATGGGTTCCTCGCCTATTACGGCACGCTATGGGACGGGATCGTCGGCGTCATCACCTTTGCCTGGGAGAAGGGCATCAAGCCTGTCACCGACGCGCTCGGCATGACGGACCAGATCATCAACGGCTGGAGCAATGTCAGGGCCGCGTTCGACACGGTGATGTCAAGGATCAGCAGCGCCTTTTCGGCCGCCTGGTCCGTGATCGAGCCGATCTACACCGCGCTCAAGTGGGTCTGGGACAACGCGGCCGAGCTCGGCGGCAAGATTTCCAGCCTCTCCAGCGGCGCTGCGCAGGCTGACAGCAACAACCGGGCGGGTAACGGCCGAATCGATTTGGCGCCCGTCGGGCGGGACGTCGCTGCTGGCCTTGCCCAGGGCTCTGCGGCGATCGCGGACCAGGGCGCGGCGGATGGCGGCGGCTACATCGCCGGCTTTGCCCGGGCTCTTGGCATTCGCTCGCCCTCGCGCGTGATGATGGAGTTCGGCCGCTTCATGTCCGAGGGGCTCGGGCTTGGCGTCGCGGCTGGTCAGCCGCTTGTGCAAAGCGCCAGCGATCGCGTTGGCCAGTCCATGGCCGACAGCATTATGCCCTACATGGACGGGCTGATCCGCCGCACGACGACATTGAAAGAGGCCTTCCGCGACATGCTCAGCGACATGGCGTCGCGGCTCATGCAGAGCGGTCTGTCGCGGCTCTTTGGCAGCATCGCGGGCGCCTTCTTCGGCAGTGACCCGCTGGCCACCGCGCTGCAAGGCGCCGGTCTGAACGCCATCCCGGCCTTGGCCGATGGCGGGCGCATCGTGCGCGCTGGCATCTTCCAGATCAACGAGGCGGGCGGCGAAGCGCGGCGGCTGGAAAGCGGCGATGTGGTCTTTCCCCACAGCCTGTCGCGGGAGATGGCGCGCGGCGTCACGGGCCGCGATGGTCCCGGCGGCGCGCAGGACATCCGTATCGGCTTTGACAATGTCGGCGGCATTCGCGCGGTCGTGCGGAACGAGGTCGGCGCGGTTCTGGCCGAGGCCGAGAGCAGCATCATTGGTCGATCGGTCGCTGCCTCTGGCAGCGCCATGCGCCAAACCAAATCGTTCGGGAACCGCTGATGCCGATCAATGTCTTCCCTTGGCCGCCGGTCGGTGTCGTTGCGGCGGAATGGACCAGCACGCAACCCGTGGCGCGGCTCCGCTCCGGCCTCTCTGGCCGGGACGTCATGCAGGCCAGCCAGCGGAAGCGGCGCCTGGCGAGCTTGGAAGTGTCGGCCCTCGCGCATGGCCGCGATGGTGCCGGCTATTGCGAGGCGCTGAAGGAGCTGCTCGAGGGCGGCATTCACGCCGTTCGGCTTCTGTCCACGCCGGTTAACTGGTTCCTGGATGAGAGCGATCGACGGGCTGGTCGCGGAGATCCGCGAGCGGCCGCGTTGCGCGCGGGTCAGCCGCTGGCCTGGTTTGTGGGCGCGGCCGCCCCGGCAGGCCCTGCTGTCGCTGAGGGTCAGTTCTGGCTGCTGCCGATCTCGGGCGCGTCCACCATCACGCGCGCGGCTCGGCCGGGGGATTTCGTGCGGCTTTACAATCCGGCCAATCGAAACGTCTGGCAGTCGCTGCGCGTGATCGCCGTCCGCCGCCACCCCCTGTCGGGCGCGGTGACGCTCAAGGTCGATCGGCAGCCGACGATTGCGAACGGCGTGGTGGATCTCGCCGGTCAGGACGAGGGCGTTTTTCGGGTGGACGGCCCGCTGCCGCGCTCTGTCCAGCCGGTGACGGGCGACTGGCGCTACAGCTGGTCCTTTCGCGAGGTCTTCGCGGATGAGGTCGGCGGCTTCACCGAAAGGCCCAACACATGGATCTGACGCGGGACACGCCGGTGGCGCTGCGCACCGCCTTGTCGGGGCCGTTCTTTTACCCGGTCGTGCTGGTCTGGCTCGGCTGGCCCGGTGCGCCCCTGCGCATGCACAGCGGCGCAGGAAACATCACCTGGAGCGGGCAGACCTGGAGCGGCGCCGGGCGCTTCGGCCGGGTCAGCGTGCCGGATGAGGCAATGGCCGGCGTGCCCGATAACTTCACCATCTCGCTGGTGACCGATGTTCCGGACATCGAGCCTTACACCGATGCGGTGATCCGGGGCATCCCGGGCGCGGTCTATCTCGGCGCGACCACCGCGCCTGGCGGAAACGGTCTGATCGGCGCGGTGGAGTTTGTCAGCGGCACGGCCGACGTCCTGACGCTCGGCACGCAGATGAACGGCGACACGCTTTTCTACGAGCTTTCCGTCTCCATGACGACAGGACCGGGCATGCGGTCGATGGCGTCGATCAACCACAGCGACGAGGACCAGCAGCGGGCCTTTCCCGGCGACACCGCGGGCGATCGCCTGATCGAGCTGATGGGCCGCGTGAAAAAGACATACTGGCCCGAGCCGTGAGCCCTGAGGCTGTGCTGGAGGTCGTGGACGAGGCCATGTCCCGTCCGTTCGAATGGGGCGCCTGCGACTGCGTGAGCGCGGCCTGCGATGCCTTCGCCCGGCTGTGGCGCGTGGACCCTCTGGCGCCCTGGCGGGGCTACGCGGGCCGCGCCGAGGCGCTGCGCATCATCCGGAGCCTCGGCAGCTTCGACGCTCTGGCCGCTGAGATGGCGCGTCAGGCTGGACTGACGGAGGGCCATGCGCCGGGCGGGCTGGCGCTCTCGATCGGGCAGCATCGCTCCATGCTGATCTGCATCCAGCCGGGGATCTGGGCGGGCAAGACCCGCGACGGCTTCGGCATCACAAGACAAGCGGGCCGGGGGTGGCACCTGTGAAGAAACTTCTTCTGCTCACCACCGCGCTGGTCGGCCTCGGCTATGCCAATCCTGCAGCAGCCGGGCCGCTGATCCCTCTTTTCGTCGGGGCTATCGGTCTGACAGGGGCGGCCGCAGCGATCGCAGGGGCGGTCCTGTCGATCGGGGCGTCGTTGCTTGTCTCGGCGCTTGTCCAGCGCTTCGTTGGCCAGCCCAAGCAGCAGAGCATTCGCGCGGAGTTGCGCCGCCCGACTTCGCTGCCGGAGTACCGTTATGTCTACGGCGACACCCGCGCGCCTGGCACGCCGGTGGCGATCCACGTCAAGGGGCGGATGCTCTACATCTGCTACCTGCTCAACAGCCGGCAGTCCGAGGGGCCGTTCACGGTCAACTTCGACGAGCGGGAGGTCCAGACCTCGGGCAACATTCACGACATGTCGGGGCCGGGGGCGACCGGGACGAACGGGGTCTTCGGTTCCGGCGTTAATGGCCCGCATGTCTGGCTCTGGCTTGGCGCAGGCAATCAGACCAAGTGCCCCGACGTCCTTGTCAACGAGACAGACGGTTACTTCCGCACGACCGACGCCTGGCGGGGCCGCACTGTGCTGTGGGCCAAGCTGCGCCTCGGCTCCGACGATGACCGGCAGGAGCGCTGGCCGAGCTTCCCGCCCGAGCTGGATGTTGACGGGCGCTGGTCCAGGGTTCGCGATCCCCGCGCCGGCAACGCGCGCAGCTGGTCGCGCAACCTCGGCCTGATCCTGCTGGATGCGCTGCGCGAGAACCCGATGCAGCCTTACGCCAATGCGTATCTGCGCACCGACACCTTCAGCTGGCTGGCGGATGTTTCGGACCAGCTGGTTGGCACCCGCGATGGCGGCACGATCCCGCGCTACCGGGCAGACGGTATCCTGTGGTTCCGCGAGGGGCAGGAGCTGGAGGATATCCTCAAGCCCATCGCCGATGCCGGCGCCGTCCAGTTCACCCGCATCGGCGGGCGGCTCGGGGTGATCCCGGCCATCGCCCGCAACAGCGTCTTCACGGTGCGCGACTTCACGGATCGGCGCATGCCGACCTTCCGGCGCCACCGCCCGTCCGACGACATCTTCACGGAGGTGGTGGCGACCTATACCGATCGCGCCCGCAGCTACGAGCCGTCCGAGACGCCTGTCTATGTCGAGCCCGGCGCGCAGGCGGCGGACGGTGGGCTTCCGAAGCGGATGACGGTGGCCCTCGATTGGATCACCGATCATCGCCAGGCGCAGCGGGTGGCGAAGATCATGCTGCGCCGATCGCGGGCACAGCGCGAGATCGAGCTCGAGCTGATGCCGGATGCCTTCGATCTTGTCTCTGGCTCGCCGGTGTCGGTGGATCTTGGGCCGCCGTTCGGATCCTGGGACGGGCAGTATGTCGTGCGCAGCATCAGCCCGGCCGCCGGCCTGGTCGATGAAGACAGCATCACGGTTCGTCTGCCGGTCACGCTGACCGAGGACGGCCCTTCGATCTACGACTGGCAGACGTCGGACGAGCAGGCGAGTTCCGGCGGCCCGGGCATTCCGGTGATCGGCCGGGTGCTGCCGCCTCCGGAGGTCTCGCTCTTCAGCGGCACGGCGGCCGCCGCCACGAGCGGTGATACGGTGATCCCCGGCGTGACGGCGGCCTGGGTGGCATCGCCCTCGGCCTCGGCCTCGAGCTACGAGTGGGAATGGCGGCGCCGACCGCCGGGTGGGAGCTTTGTCGCATGGCGCTCGGGGGGGGTTCTCGACCAGTCGGCCGCCGATGGCGTCGGGGTCTACACGGCCACCATCCAGTTCCCGCGCATCGGCGACGACTACCAGATCCGGGTGAAGACGCGCGGGGCATGGGGCAGCTCCAACTGGCGCAATTCCAGCATCATCACCGCCGCCGGCCCGGTTGACACCATTTCGACGCCGCCCCGGCCGACAGCGACGCCGGTCACCGCGAGTCGCATCGACGTGACGGCGACGCAGGCCGGCGACAGCACCGCCCGGGCCCTGCTGATCTATGGCAACGACATCGACAGCGCGGCGACCGCCAGCCTGCTCTGGACGGTGAATGCGGGCGCATCAGTCTCTGTCACCCGCTCGGAGACCGAGCTCAGCAGTGGCGCGACGCGGCATTACTTCACCCGCGCCCGCGACCAGTGGGGGAACCTCAGCGCCTTCTCGGAAGGCAGGAGCGCGACGACGCCATGACGGATATCCGCAAAAGCCTGATGCAGCTGATCGATGACCGGATCGCAGATGGCGAGCCCGTTGGCGCCGACATGGCCGCGGTGATGCAGGTGCTGCGCTCCTATGCCGAGGCGGACGAGTTGGCGCCGCGCGTTCAGCGCGCCGTTCTGCCGCTTGAGGCCGAAGAGTGGATCTTCGATCGGCCGTTTGGCGACATGCCCGCAGTCCAGATCTCGCTTTTCCAGAGCGAGGGCGCGCCGGCAGCTGCGGTGCTCTCCGGCTGGATCATGGACGGCGAGACCTATGCCGGGGTGCGGTTCCGCGCCTCGGGAGACAACCTTCAGGGCGTGCAGTTCCACCTGACCGCCGGCTCCATTACCTAAGCATCACGAGGCCCCTTTATGGCGTTTCTCCGCACCACAGTGACCGGCAGCATTGCGTTGCCTGACGGCTCGCCCATGCCCGACGGGGCCAAGATCATCTTCACCCTGCGCGAGTGGGACAAGAACGCGGACACCATTGCCACGCCTGGTGCCGTCGAGGCGGTGGTGGCAAATAGTGCAATCTCGGTGCAGCTTCTGCGCACCGCCAGCACTGACCGCGGGACGGTTTACGATGTCGGCTATGCGTACTGGAGCCCCGGGATGGGAAAGCCCCTCACGGGGCGCCTCGGGACGATCGCGATCTCGGGCAGCTCGGCCGTCAATCTGGCGGAGTTGCTTACCGTTCCGGCGCAGGTTCCAAATGTGCCGGATGCGCTTGTTCAGGCACTGGCAGCCGCGGCGGGGGCTATGTCGGCGGCGGCCCGTGCCGAGCAGATGGTGGTCAATGCGGACCAAGTGACGGCCGATCGGCAAGCGGCGGAGGCGGCGCGTGACCAAGCCTTTCTGGCCCGGGATGGAGCGGCCGTCAACGCCGACATCTACCCCGACATCGCCACGGGCCGCGCGGCGGTTGCTGACGGCGCGCAGTTCATGGTCGTGTCGGGCGATGCGATCATCCGCTACCGCCGGGACAGCGCCAGCACGCAGACGGAGGTGGCGCGGTTTCCGGCGGCGTCCGCACTGCTGAATGAAGTGCAGACCCGCAGTGCAATGCTGCGCCAAGCCGGAGTCGAGGGCGTGCTTCTCTTCGCCACGGATGCCGCGGGCACCCGGCTCGCGTTCGGCTTGCGCGACAGCGACGGCCTGTTTGACGACCTGACCATGGCGGGCATCTACGCGCGCATGGCCGAGGAACGCCAGCTTCCGACCCTCGACAGCACCTCGCAGAACCTGCTGGAGTTGCGCGCCACCAATGGCGATCTGCTTTGGGGCACGGTGCGCCTGTCGGACGGCCAATGGCCGGACTGGGCGGTCGAGCAGTTGGCCGAAAGGCTGGGTGTGTCGGCGGGTTCGGCGGCCTCTGCGGCGCCGGCCTATCACCTGCACAACGGCGTTTATCGTCCGGTAGAGGCCGATACCCGCGTGGTCACAGGCCTCGGCTCCAGCACGATCGCCTTTCTGGCCCCGCACCTGGCGGGACTGTTTGACCGGCTGGTGACGCAGGACGGCCGTGGGGTCAGTTACAACAACCGTGGCGCGGGGGGCGAGCGGTCCGACAATCACGCGGCGCGGTGGGGGGTAAAGCCTGCGCTGTTGACCAGTGCAATCGGCGTTATCCCGGCCAGTGGCAGCGTCAACGTCACCGCCTCGAACATGGCGGCCAACTCCCTGCTGGCCTATGCCGGGACCTGGGGCGGGGTGCCTGGCACCCTGCGTCTGTCCGGCGGAAGCCTCAATTTCCAGCGTGCCAGCTCGGGCAGCGAGGTGGCGGTCGCGGCGGACACGCCGTTCATCCCGACCGGGCTTGATCCCCTGCTGGGCGGCGTGCTGATCCTCAACACGGGAAAGAACGACATTAGCGGGCAGGTGCCGGCCGCCACGATCATCAGCAACATTGACGCGATCTGCGACGGGTTGACCGCGGCAAACAAGCGCTTCCTGATCCTCGACAACTACGGAGACACGCCTTGGATAGCGTCAAATCCTCGGCACGCTCTGTTGCGGACGGTGAATGAACACATCCACCGCCGCTATGGCGACCTGGTAATCCGCAACCAAGCCTATCTCTGCGGCGCGCAGATCTGGGCGGACGCCAATGCGGACAGTCCCGGCTTCGGTGCGCCGACCCCCGAGGATGTCGCCATGGCCGAACTGGGGAACATTCCGCCCTCCTTCGCCCGAGACACCGGACACATGTCCGAGTTTGCCAACCAGCTCCTGGTCAAACACGTCATCGAGTCCGCGCTGAAATCCCTTCACTGGTACAAGGACGCCTGACATGACCGCCACTGTGATCGCCTCGCGCGGCATTATCACCAACCCCACCGCGCTGACGCCCAACATCTACGACCGGGGCGAGGCGGTCATTCTTGACGCCGCCCGCATTCAGGATGTGGCCGATGGCGCCCGGGTGCCCGCCGTTCTGGCGCGGGGCAGCGGCCCCGTTGCGGCGCGCACCTTTGACACCCGAGCCGCCAGCAATGGCAACCTGCCGATGCTGCGCAGGACCGGGGGGCCCGGCGGGTTGCCTTGTTTGGAGTTAGACGGCACGGCCAGCATCAAGAACGGGGCCGCCGTGAGTTTCGATGGCGGCTTCTACATCGCTGCCATGATCAAGATGGATGAATGGGCCGCGCAGACCGTGCAGCGGTTCATTGCGCGTGTCGATGGGTCCGCTGGAATGTCCATCGCCCTTTCGCTAATCGGGTCCACCCCGAGTGTGCGCATCTTTGGCGGGACGCTTAGCGACAACGTCACCTTGTCACTGGCATCGCCCCTGACCACGTGGCAACCGCTGATCGTGTCCTGGGGCAGCGACAACCGGGCACGTATCGTCTTTGGCGATGCCTTCGTCGAAGGCGCCCTCGCGCGTCCGGTGGCCTCGAACCTTCAGATCGGCTCAACGCCGAACGGAGACCTCTCGGGTGGCGCCGGACTAAAGGCGAAGATTGCGGAGCTGCGTCATGGTGCCGGAAGCCTGACACTGGCGCAGGCCAGGGCACTCGCCGCGCTGCTGGCGGAAAAATACAACCTGTAGTCGTCACTCGTCGAGCCGAGGCCGCGCACGACAGACTGCAAATGGAGACCGCATGCCCGACGATCCGAGCCTGTGGTGGCGGGCGGTTGCCCTTTGCCCGGGGGGCAGCGCGCCCCGCCTTCAATCAATGGAACAAGACAAGCAAAGGGGGCCGCCATGCCGGACGATCCGCTGATGTGGTGGCACGCTGCGGCCTCGGCGCGATCGACCGAGGTCTGGGCCGGGATCGCCGCCGGGATGATCTATGTCTACCACAAGAGCCCGCTGGCCCGCTCGGGTCGGATCGCCGAGGCCGCGGTGTCCGGGCTTCTGGCCTACAGCGCCGGTTCCTGGGCGGCCGAGTTCGCCGGGGTGACCGAACCTGTGGCGGTGATCCTGGTGTCGTCGGTGGGCTATCTGGTCCTGGACCTGACCCGCTCGATCGTCGCTGACCGCGAGATCTTGAAAGACATCATCAGCCGCAAGCTAGGAGGCGGTGGAAATGGGTAAGTGCACGAATGTCTCGCAGGCGCTGCGCCGGCAATTCAGCCCCGGCTCGCTGCTGCTGCTCTTGTTCGCGGCCATCGTCTTCGGGCCGCAGGGCTTTGACTGGGCGCGGGGAGAGCCCTCCATCGCCAATCACCTCGCGGTGGTCACCAACTCTCAAGGCGTCGTGTTGGTGCAGGACGTGACGCAAACGCGCCGCCCGGTTTCGGGCGTGCGCGCCAACACGATCGAGCGCGAGGACGGCGCCGTGGTTTGCTCGACCGAGCATCACAACACCTGGCGCGGCGAGCGAAACCGCTTTTGGGACATCCGCGCCTTCACCAGCTGCGCGGCTCCGGCCTATCCCTTCAAGGTCTGCTCAAATTTCGCGGTGCAGAGCGACAGCGGCCGCCAGCGCTATCTGGGGCCCTTTTGCTCGAACCTGACCGATCCGCCGGACGGCTGACGTCGCCGCCTTTCCCTGCCGTGCCCGCCCGCCGCCGCGCGGGCTTTTTCATGGAGAGAGACATGACCCGAGAGCCCACCCGCTTGATCCAGACCGGCCTTGCCGCGCTTGGCTATGATGTCGGCCGCGCCGGCGCCGATGGCCTGGTCGGCCCTGACACCCTGGCCGCCGGCCGCGCCTGGCTCGCCGCGGGCGGAAAGGCGGCGATGGCGCCGGTTGCCCCGCCGCCGCCGTCCAAGCCCACGGGCGCGATGATCTATCAGGGCGCGGCCCGCTATCCGGTGCGCGAGATCATCGTGCATTGCGCCGCCACCCGCGCCGACTGGATGGCGGGGCGGGCGCTGTCCGAGAAGGTGGCAGAGATCCGGCGCTGGCACCTCGCCAACGGCTGGAACGACATCGGCTATCACCACATCATCGACCGCGACGGCAGCACCGCCCGCGGCCGCGCCGAAACGGTGATCGGCTCCCACACTCTCGGCAAGAACAGCGGCACCATCGGCATCTGCCTGCTGGGCGGTCACGGCTCAGCCGAGACCGACCGCTTCCTCGACCACTTCACACCGGAGCAGGACCGCGTGCTGCGCCAGATGATCGCCTCGATCGGTCTGCGAACGCAGATTCAGCGCGTCAGCGGCCACAACGAATATGCCGCGAAGGCCTGCCCCGGCTTCAACGTTCCCCTCTGGCTAAAACGATAAGCCATGCTCACCACGATCCTCTTCCTAGCGGCCATGGCCGCTTCCAGCACCTTTGCCGTACGCTGCCTCGGGCGTCCTCTCTCGCTTGCGCGCCTGTTCCGGGAGGCGCTCAGCGCCCCGCTGATGATCCTGCTGGCGCTGCCAGCACTGGCTCAGAAGGCTGGCGCCACTGGCTTCCTCGACGTGATCATGCCGCAGCTCCTGGAGCTTCTGGCCGTCGTCGGCACAAGGGCAAATTGCATGCTGGCCCCGCAACGCGGGGAAGGCACACATGAACCCTAATCTAAAAGTCTCGCATTTCGCTGTCTGATCCTACCAAGACGGCGCAACGTTCCGCGCGGTTAAGCCGTGCAGACGCCAGCGTCAAAAGGTGTCGCATTTCCATGAGAGAGGCACTGGCCTATACGCCTAAGTATTCTCAGCTTAAAACAATCACAATAAACATCTTCACCGCGGTCGAATCCGGTGCGGCGGCGCTTGATCTGATAGTTCCCACGGGGCATAGTGGCATTAGTAAGTATCGTCTTCTCCCGCCGCGTCGACCGGGCAGGCCGGTCTTGTTTTTGGATGTTGTCTTGTTATGAGTTCACCTGCACTGCGCAGCAGCGCCATTGATCTGTTGCGCCTGATCCTGTCTATTTGCGTCGTCGCGATCCACACAGTTCATGTCGGTCCTGAGCCATCCATGCTTAGGCAGATGACGGTCAATGGACTGTTCCGGTTCGCTGTCCCGATCTTCGCGCTAATCTCGGGGTACTTCTTTTTGAAGGCGGTCAGGGAGGGGCACGTGCGGGCTTATATCGCCCGCCTCTGCACCCTCTATGCAGTTTGGATGATCCTTTACCTGCCCAATTACTTGGGGCAACTGAAAACTCTGAATGACGCAGCCTGGATGGCGATGGTCGGCTTTTTCCACCTATGGTACATGCCGGCGCTCATTATCTCGACCGTGGCTGTCTGGGGCCTGGTGCGTCTGAGGACCAGCCTGCGCGTTATCGGAGCACTGGCCGTCGCTGCGGCGCTGACCGGGGTGGCCATGCAGTTCCTGGTGCTAACCGGGCGGTCTGGAATATCGATCGACTATTACCGCAGCGGGCCGTTCTTCATCTTTCCCTACTTCGCGTTAGGTTATCTTCTGTCATCCAACAGCCACCGGCTGGCGGAGTGGAAGCCGTCCTGGGCGCTGGTCGTCATGGCCCTGACGGCGGTGGCGATCGAATCGCTGCTGTGGTTCCGCATTTCGGGCAGTGAAGGGGGCATCGACCACCTGGTGTCGCTGTGGGTGGCCGCGCCTATCCTGTTCCTGGCGGCGCTGCGCCGTGATGGCATCGGACATGGCAAGAACATCGCCAGCGTGGCGGCGTTCATCTATTTTATCCACATCCACGCAATGGTGCTGCCCTACAACCTCGGCCTGTCCGGGATTGAGGCCTTGGTGGCCGTCGTGGTCGCCAGCGCCATCGCAGGCCTGATGCTGGCCTTGGTGGGACAGGGGCGGGTCATACGAGCGGTGACCTGAACCGGGCGGGCCGAGGCCGCAGCCGCAAACGCGGCAGTCATGCCCCCGAGCAGTCGGTGCAGCCCACGCCGGCATCGATGCCCTCCGTCGCAACTGAACCCGGCATGAAAAACGCCTTTCTACGGGAGGCACTCGATACGATTGTGCACGGCAGGCAGGCTCATGCATTTCCTGGCGTGAGCCAGCGCGCGTTTTACCAGGCGCATCGTGATTGAGTTCGAAGCCTGGCACCGCGATGAGATGCACTCGGCGCTGATGTCCGGCGGCGCCGAGTGGTGAACCGGCAGCTGACCGGGCCGGCGGCAAGCGAGCTGATCCTGAGCCATGTCCGCGGCTCAGTGCCTGACGCGATCGACCGGCTGAAGCCGACATAGGTCAGTCGCCATCGCCCGAGGATCTAACGTTCTACGTGCTGAAGGAGCTCCGCAAGCTGAATCAGAAGCATAGCTGACATTGTTATCCAACAACGCCACGGCCACCATAAACCAATCTGGATACGCGGCCGCTAAACCAGGTGATGCCCTGCCCACACTTGGCGCTGCGCGAACGCCGGTAAACAGCGGCAGGCACAGTTACCTTGGGCACTTCGGCTCGTGGCTGGCGAAGGCGGAACAAGCGCTATCGACCGGTTAGTAGCGCGTGGCCGCCCCAGAGCAAGAGAGCGAAGAACATCAGGAAGAGGAAGGTCTTCAGGACATTCGGCTCATGTTGGGAACGGCGCAATTCGGCTTTACGTCGCCGCGCTGCAGCCTCGGCTTGTTTTGCCTCTAGCTTTGCTCTTTTTGCAGAAGCTCGCTCGTCGCGAGCCTGCTGTATAACGCCCGCCGCTTTAGAAGCTGCTTTGAATGGAAGATTGCGAAGATTGTCCGACTTTATCTGTTCGACACGAAGCCGGATGTACTCATACTTCGCGGCTTTCTCGTCACCGCGGGATAAGATAAGCGCCTTTGTCTGTAGGTCCTTATTAATCCTGCCTGCTTCAAAGTCTCTTGAGACCTGAACATAAATCTCTTCGTCTTTCGCCACGCCACAACACCCGCTTACACTTGCACTAGTTGCACTAGTTGCACTAGTTGCACTAGTTGCACTGTCAGTGCCCCGACACTTCAAGAGTGTAAACCTGCCGGTATAGATAGGTCGGCTCAACTATCGATGCCGCATAGCGGAGTCGTTCGATCCAGATCCGTCTCGGACCGCATGCGGCCTGTTGATCGTCGCTGGCTCTGCTAGAGCTTCGTCGTTGACGCGAACAGGGGCCGACAGCACTATTCTGAGCCATCTTGTTTAGGGCTGGGGAAGCTAGGATTGGAAAGCTGCCGGCCTCCGGAGTTGCGTTTCCGGAGGCCGGCACTCGAAGGCCAAAACATCCGCCTAATGTAGGCTGAATGCGAGCATGCCGGATCGCTCGACTTCCGACCGCCAAGTTGGCACGGTCCCAGTGCTCCGCGACTTGCCGATCAGAGAAACTGCTCGTGCCGCGATCGTCTTCATAAACTGCAAGCTAGAGGCTCGGCAGCTCGGCGGTCGAATCCTATTAGTTCGCCCATAACATGTTCTCGCAGAACGTGTAGCTAGAATGACACACACGCCCCGCCATCGAGCGGGGCTTTTTCATGGAGGATAGCATGACCCGCGAACCCATCCGGTCGATCCAGACCGGGCTGAACGCGCTTGGCCATGAGCCCGGCCCGATTGACGGCCTCTTCGGCCGCAACACCCGTGAGGCGGCCGAGCGCTGGATGGCGGCCGGCGGTAAGGCTGCGCCCGCGCCCGTGGCACCGCCGCCCCCGTCCAGGCCGACCGGCGCGATCATCCACCAGGGCAGCGCCCGCCACCCGGTGCGCGAGATCATCGTGCATTGCGCTGCCACGCGGCCGGACTGGATGGCCCGCCGGCCGATCGGCGAAAAGCTGGCCGAGATCCGGCGCTGGCACACCTCGGCGCCGCTCTACTGGCGCGACATCGGCTATCACTGGATCATTGATCGAGACGGAAAGGTGCTGGCCGGCCGCAAGGAAACCGAGATCGGCGCCCATGCCGGCGCGGTCAAGAACCGTGGCACGCTCGGGATCTGCCTTCTGGGCGGCCATGGATCGAGCGAGAACGGCCACTTTTCCCAGCACTACACCCGTCATCAGGACGTCACCCTGCGCCAGATGATCGACGCGATCAGCTCGCGCACCCGCATCCGGAAAGTCAGCGGCCACAACGAATACGCTGCCAAGGCTTGCCCCGGCTTCAACGTCCCCCTCTGGCTAGAAGGAGCCTGACCGCATGGAAACTCTCATCGAAAACGCGTTGCCGGCGCTGCTTGATCTTCTCGGCATCATCCTCGCAGCGCTATTGGCCTGGGCCGCGACCGCGGCCAAGCGCAAGTTCGGGATCGATGTTGAGGCCCGGCACCGCGAAGCCCTCCACTCGGCGCTGATGACCGGCGCCAAGCTGGCTATCGCCCGGCAGCTCACAGGCGCTACCGCGGTCGAGCTAACTGTGACGCATGCCCGCGAGTCTGTACCGGATGCCATCGGCTTCCTACAGCCGAGCGGTAGCTTCCTGGAGCGTATGGCTGAGGCGAAGCTGCAGGAGGCAGGCGACAAGCTGACGCGCGAGCTGTCTCGGGCCATCGGCCGCTAGGTAGCCTCTCGCAAGCTCCCGGCCTATGGGAATACAGGGCCGGGAGACACGCAAAACTGCGGGCGCTACCATATCTAAAGCAACAGCTTGACTGAAAACGGGAGCAACTTAACCTGAGGTTGTATCGCTTTCCGGTAGCGTCCCGTGGTCTCTCTCAGCAAAGATGAGGTCGCAGGTCGGTTCCCGAGCGCGGGACATTGAAGTTGGCCGCTTCCGCCAAGTTGGTGACAAAAGTGCCCGCGCTCTTCCTCATTAGGTGCTTGAACTGGATGTAGGCGCGCAGCCATGTTCCTTGGCACCATGACGAGCTGGACCCGCAAGCGCACCTTCGACCCTGATCTCGAGGACTGGGTGGTTCTTCGGGACGGCCTGATGGTCGGACGCGTCTACTACGACGATCTGCGGCTGAGCACGTCTGGCGCAGGGATATGGGAGTGGTCTGTCATCACGATGCCAGCCCATAGCGGGCTGGCATCATCGCTGGAAGAAGCGCTGGAGAAGGTGCGGGAGCTGGCGACAGCCGATTGGGGGCACGAGCCTCACGGTTGGCCAGACGATCGGTAG